CAATATGAAGAATATGAAAAAGAAGGCAAGTTAGAAGAACTACCTTTAGATAATATCTTCAATCCAAAATTTCAACCAGCGCCTCCACCATCTGAAAATGGTATGTCAATTGTAATGCGACCACAGGCTGCAGTTCACATGATGAAAGTTGAAATACCTCTAGAAGCAATTGATGAACTTAACACTCACATTGAAGAAGAATTAGATGGTGCAGTTGACTTTTCAGATAAGTTAGTTGGTCAAATCAATCGTTGTGAAAAATCAGCACAAATTCAATTTGATCTGAATGACGAAGTTGGAAAATCATTTTCAACTGTATTAGAAAAACTTGCAGTAACATATATGAAGAATGTTACTACAGAAGATTATGATGCAGTAGTAAATGATGCTTGGACAGTTCATAGTTATGAGGGTGATTATAATCCTCTACACGATCATGGAACTGAAACACCAATTGGTTTGTCTTGCATTTTGTATCTGAAAGTTCCAGAACAGATTGCAAGTTTACCTAACCCTACTGAAGAATTTGGTGGATTAAATTCTTCAAGTGGTGCAGTAGATGGATTTACATATTTTACTTGGGGTACTAATGGTATGCGAGATGTAAATATGTTAAGACCAGCCACAGAAGAATATGTTAAACCAGAAGTAGGAACTTTGATTATGTTTCCATCATGGTTAAGACATTCTGTGAATCCATTTTTTGGAGATGGAGAAAGAAGAACTTTCTCTGCAAATATTAATATTATGAAGAAAGTGATAAATGATAATGAAGAAACAAATTGACTACAAATATGATGAAGATAAAGCTTTAACAGAGTTAAAAACTTATATTGATAACACCTATAATGAACACTATAGTAAGAATAAGTTTCAGGCAACTGAATTTATTATTGATGGTGGTCATGGTGAGGGTTTTTGTATTGGTAACATATTAAAATATGCACAACGATACGGAAAGAAGAACGGCAAGGATAGAAAAGACTTGTTAAAAGTAATACATTATGGTATAATAGCATTGTACACAAATAAACTGGAGAAACTAAATAATGAAACTAAGTAGTAACACAACTTCTGTATTGAAGAACTTTGCAACAATTAATCAAAATCTTGTGATTAAAGAAGGCAACACAATCGCAACCATGTCTGCAATGAAAAACATTGTTGCAAAGGCTGAGGTAGAAGAAACCTTTCCTCAAGAAATTGCAATCTATGATTTAAATGAATTTCTAGGTGCATTGTCTTTATTCAGTAGTCCTATTCTTGATTTCAATGACAGTTATGTTGTGATAAGTGAAGAAACAAAACCTACAACTAAGATGAAGTATTTCTATTCTGATCCATCTGTAGTTACAAGTCCTAGTAAGATGATTACTATGCCTTCTGAAGAAGTCAAGTTTACTATGAGTAATGATGACTTGTCTAAACTCAAACGTGCTGCTGGTGCAATCGGTGCTCCAGATATGGTTCTAGAAAGAAAAGAGGGTACGTCTTCTATTACTGTAAAAGATAAAAAGAATGATACTGCAAACAACTATTCTTTAGATGTTGATACAAATGGTGAGGGTGAATTTAATTTCTTCTTCAAAGTAGAAAACATGAAGTTACTTGATGGTACTTATGATGTAGAGATTTCATCTAAAAATATCAGTCACTATAAGAATAAGAGTTTCGATATTGAATATTGGATTGCACTTGAGCCTGAATCAACTTACAAAGTTTAAGTTGAAAGGATTATATTATGGAAACTTTTTTGTGGGTCGAGAAATATCGACCAACTAGAATTAATGATTGTATTTTGCCAGATGAACTGAAAAAGACTTTCGGTTTATTTGTGCAAGATAAACATATACCAAACATGATTTTATCTGGTGGGCCTGGTGTAGGTAAAACTACAGTTGCAAAGGCAATGTTAGATGAAATCGGTGCAACTTATATGATGATAAATGGTTCTGAAGAATCTGGTATTGATGTACTTAGAACTAAAATCAAAAACTTTGCATCTACTGTTTCACTTGAGGGTGGTAGAAAGTATCTCATCATAGATGAGGCAGATTATCTAAATCCTCAATCAACTCAACCAGCACTTCGTGGGTTCATGGAAGAATTTCATAAGAACTGTGGATTTATTCTTACTTGTAATTATAAGAACAGATTGATACCACCACTTCATTCTAGATGTTCTGTCGTAGATTTTATTATTCCTAATAGTCAGAAACCTAAACTTGCATCTAGATTTTTTGCAAGGGTTGGAGATATTCTAAATAGTGAGAACATAGAATTTGAACCTAAAGCTGTTGCAGAACTTATGAATAAGTTCTTTCCAGATTGGAGGCGAGTTCTTAATGAACTACAAAGATATTCTGTGTCTGGTAAGATAGATGCTGGTGTTCTTGTAAATTTATCAGAAAGTAATATTAATGAGCTTATGCAATCACTTAAAGACAAAGAGTTTACCAATGTTCGTAAATGGATTGTCCACAATCTTGATAATGATGCAGTTCGTATTTTTCGCCGTATTTACGATTCCCTTTATGATAATCTGGATGGTTCTTCTATTCCCCATGCTGTTGTTATACTTGCTGAATATCAATACAAAGCCGCATTTGTTTCTGACCAAGAAATAAATCTACTTGCTTGTATGACAGAAATAATGGGTCAGGTAAAATTCAAATGAGTTATGAATCAAAGATTAATTTTCTTGAAAACATAAATGCAAATGATAAATCTCATTCTGGTAAAACTTTGATTGACCATCTTATAGGTGTGCATGATATATTAAAAGAATGGGATGCACCACAATATCTTCAAGATGCTGGTTTGTTTCATTCTGTATATGGAACTGCTGTGTTTAAACATCAAAGTACAAATGATAGAGATGCTGTAAAAAAGTTGATTGGAGAACAATCAGAAGACCTTGTGTGGAAGTTTTGTAATTTAACTTTACCAAGATATCAAAATATAACATCACAATTTGATGGTCAAATAAAAGATGATTTGATTTTATTAGATAAAGCAAATAGTTTGGAACAGTCTGGTAGAAAGAAAAAACTAGCTCCTATGATGAGTTGGAAAGAGGCATATGATGTATGAACTAAAAGATTATCTAAATGCAATCAACCATGAAAAGAAGAATCTAATGGATACAGATGATGAGATGTGGGAAAAGAAATACCCACCTTTCATTGTCAATAAGTGTATTGCACCTTTTCCAGATACGATTATGCTTGTCAATGAAATGAATAAACACCACCAACTAGATAAAAAGTTACAGTTTGATTTTTTACTAAATAGTATACGAACAAGGAAAAGATATACTCCTTGGCTGAAGGCGAGTAAACTAAAGAATCTAGAGTATGTAAAAGAGTATTATGGATATAATAATGAAAAGGCAAAGTCTGCTCTTAAAATACTTAATGATGAACAAATAAAGACTATCAAAGATAGTTTGAATAAAGGTGGTAGAAATGGAAAGCATTAACTGGAAACCAGAGCAGATGCTAGAGGTCGAACTGAAAGAACCAGACGATTTTCTAAAGATACGAGAAACATTATCTCGTATAGGTGTTGCTTCAAGAAAAGATAAAATACTATATCAATCATGTCATATATTACACAAACAAGGTAAATACTTCATAGTACATTTTAAAGAGTTATTTGCACTTGATGGTAAAAATACTAATCTAAGTGAGAATGATATTGCAAGACGAAATACAATCGCAAAACTATTAGGTGATTGGGGTTTAGTAAATATTAAAGGAACTTTAGAACCTATAGCTCCTTTGAGTCAAATAAAAATAATTGCATTTAAAGAAAAGAATGAATGGACTCTTGAAACTAAATATAACATAGGAAAAAAACGAGAGGCCTAATATTGGAAAAGTTTAAGTCATTCATTACAGAGGAAGAAAAACCATATAAACTTGTTGTATTTAACAATACACAAGAAAGTGTTCGTGATGTTGGTGAAAAAGAAAGAGCAGAATTTGATTTAATTAACAATTCTGCTAAAAAACTTGGTATTGAAGTATTTAATGTTGAGTATACTGGATTTTTTATTTCTGAAAAAGATGGCAAAACTTTTTTAAATTCTTTGGACTTTGATGAAAATGGTAGAGCTATTAAACCAACTGAAGATGGTAAAACAGTATATCAAAAACCATTTCAAGTTGACTCTGAAAATACTTTACTTTTACCAAGAGGTTTAGGAACTTATGGTTATACAGCAAATCGTAGATGGGTAGACATTATAAAAATTTTAGAAGATAAGGGTTTTAAAACAATACCATCTATAGAAAATTGGAATTTATGTTCTAGTAAATATTATTGTGACCAATTGTTTAGGTCAAATGGATTAAGAACTCCAAAAACAATTCCTTTATCTTATTCAGATGACTCAGAAAGAGCTGTAAAAGAAAATGGATTAAAATTTCCATTAATATTAAAATCTTCTAGTGGAAGTCAAACTGGTGTTGGTGTAATGATAATTGAAAGTTTTCGTTCTTTACATCCAACAGTACAAATGATTAATTTTCTAGCACCTAATATAGATTTACTACTTCAAGAATATATAAAAATAGAATATGATATAAGAGTTCTAGTTGTAAATGGAAAAGTATTAGCTGCAATGAAAAGAAATGTTATGGATGGTGATATTAGAAGTAATGCTTCTCTAGGTGCTACTACAGAATCTATGGAACTTACTGATAAAGAAATACAAACATCACTTAAAGTTTCAGAATTAGTAAAAGGGGATATAGTTGGGGTAGATTTATTACCAGCAAAAGATAGAGAGAAAGAACAACCATACGTTCTTGAAGTAAATGGAACGCCTGGTTTTGGTGGTATTGAAAAAATCACAAAAGGTAAAAGTATTACAACTGAAATACTTAAAACATATATGAACAGAGATAATTGGAGTTGATTATGAAATTATATTTTATTGTAGGAACATTAGTAGCAGTTTATTTGTTTGTTTTTGGACTAGGAATATTTAAAAATGTAGAAGCAGGTGAATGGAATGACAAACCAGTTATGTGTGAACAAAAAGAGATTGTATTAGATACAATAAGAAGTAAAGGTGAGTTACCTTTAATAACTGGAATACAAAGTACAAAGGTTCGTGATACAGATGGATTATCAGATATTCCAGCACACACAGCATTACAGATATTTGTAAATCACCAAACAAAAACATTTAGTATATTAGAATATCATCCATCATACAATAGTATTTGTATTATTGCATATGGTGATGATTGGAAAACAGTAGGAGAAAAATTATGAGCTGTATTAAACATCAAATGATAGATGCATTGAGAACAAAGTATGAGGGTGATTATAAAATCGCACACTCCACACTAAACATCTATATGGACAAACCAGTTGCGATAGGCGAGCATCCACAACACGCTGAAGAAATGGATAAACTAGTTACTGCAATGGCAGATGCACAAGATAAGATTGATATCTTAGATGCAGAGTATTCACTAGAT